CCATCCAACTACCGTGCGGACAATGCATCCTGTGCCGCCTCGAGCACGCCAGGCAATGGGCAGTAAGGATCACACATGAAGCGCAGCTATGGGACCAATCAAGCTTCATTACATTAACGTACGACGACGAACACTTGCCGAACCACGGTTCGTTGGACTATTCACATCTTCAGAAATTCTGGAAGCGATTAAGAAAGGCACTAGGACCGCTGCGTTATTACGCAGTCGGAGAATACGGCGATAACACCCTAAGGCCGCACTATCACGCCTGTCTCTTCGGCCAGGCGTTCACAGAAGACAGAGTAATCCTAAGAGAAGAACCCACACGACTGTGGACAAACCCACTGCTAAGAGAAGCGTGGGGATACGGAAACGTAAGTGTAGGGGCGCTGACATTTCAGTCAGCACAATACACCGCCAGCTATGTCACCAAGAAGCTGAACAACAAAAAACGATACGTCAGAGTAAATCCCGAAACCGGGGAACTCGAGTCGCTCATTCAGCCCAGGGCATTCATGTCGCTAAAACCAGCCATCGGTCGAGAGTGGCTAGACCTACATGGCCTAAGCACCTACGACCACGATCGGGTGGTCATCAATGGAAGACCGCAAAAACCAGCGAAGTACTATGACCGCTGGCTGGAGAAAATATCACCAAACAAATCAGAAGAAATCAAAGAGAGGAGGAGAAAGAAAATAAAACACTTAAGCAAAGAACAGACGCACGCACGCGCGCAAAATGCGCGCGCGCACGCGAAGAATCAGAGAAGAAGCGTGTGACTCTGGGCCCACGAGGGGCCCGTCACACAAAAGAGAGCTTTCCCACGAGGTTTCCCCGCTAACAATCCGGGAAAACCTGTGGGGAAGCAAGACAAGAGAAGAGAAGACATTATACACAACCCAAAAAAGGTGTCAAGGAATAAGCTTATGTACAGAAACAAAACAGCCCGGCAACACAACTTTGCCATGGTTCCCAGGGCGGATATCCCGCGATCAAAGTTCCGTATGAAACAGACCCGCAAGCAGGCGTTCGACGCCTCAGACCTGATACCGGTCATGTGCGAAGAGGTGTTGCCGGGCGACGTATGGCAACACAACGAAAGCATAATGGCGCGCCTGGCCACGCCAATAGCACCGGCAGTCGATGACATCGACCTGGAAACATTCTATTTCTTCGTACCGAACCGGATCATCTGGAAAAACTGGGAAGACTTCATCAGCGGAGTCAACACCACAGTCACGATCCCAAGAATCACACCCATCGAAGCAGGAGTAGACGCCAACGTAATACCAGGAGGAATCTTCGATCACTTCGGCATCCTGCCTCAGACATACAGCGGAGGAGGCATAGGCTTAAACGCCCTGCCAATCTTCGGATACTTCACGATCTGGAACCAATGGTTCAGAGACCAGAACCTGCAAACAGAATGGGTATGGGATCCGGACTGGGATACAGAGTTCAGCAACGAAATAACAAACGAGGACACGCCGACGCCCCTGGCATGGGACCAGGAGGCACTACGGGTAAACAAAAGGCACGACTACTTCACGAGCTCACTGCCGTTCGCACAAAAAGGCACAGCAGTAAGCCTTAGCCTGGGCACAGCCGCACCGGTCTACGCAACAGGGGTCGAATTCGACCCCCTGGTATTCCAGGCGGGACCGAGCGGAGGAACAACGCCAGGACAAGAAATCAGCATCAACACGCTGGGACAACCGATCCACCTGATCGAGCCACTGGCAGGGACAGTCAACGTATTCGCAGACCTCAGCGACGCAACAGCACAGACGATCAACAATATCCGCCTGGCGTTCCAGACCCAGAAAATGCTGGAACGAGATGCACGAGGAGGCAGCCGCTATGTCGAACAATTACTTGCGCATTTTGGCGTCCGTGCGCCGGACTTTAGACTTCAAAGGCCGGAGTACCTGGGGGGCAGCAAGATCCCCGTTACCGTCAATCCAATTGCGCAAACAGCAGCCTACGACGCAGAACCCGCAGACGCGGCAAGTGCACTCGGAAACCTCGGCGCAGAAATGCATGCCAGCGGAAGCAAAAGAACATTTACATACAGTGCCGTCGAACACGGTTACATCATTGGCCTGGCAACAGTCCGAGCGACACCAACATATCAGCAAGGAACCCGAAGGCACTGGAGGAGAAGCACAAGGCTAGATTATTACTTCCCGGTGTTCTCACACCTGGGAGAGCAGGCAGTAGCCACAGAGGAAATATTCCAACCGCCAGGCACGCCGGCGGTCGCAACATGGGGATACCAGGAAAGACATGCCGAATACCGATACACGCCAAACGAAATTACAGGAGTGCTCAGGAGCACCGCGGCACAACCCCTGGACTGGTGGCATTACGCGGAAGAGTTCGAAACGGAACCGGCGCTTAACGGGGACTTCATCACCGACAAAACAAAAGAGACACTGGCACGCTCTCTGGCAACAGCACCTAGCGCACAGTGGAGTGCCCAAGTCATCATGGACATACTGCACGACAGCAACGTGGCAAGACTGATGCCGGCATACGCCGTGCCAGGACTGGTCGACCACTTCTAACCAGGTCAACAACCGGACAACCTGTCCTGTACAAACATACAGGACAGGCACCAGGAGAAAACAATGCTCGGAGAAATAGCAGGCGCCCTCATCGGCGGACTGTTTGGCAAATCTGCCCAAAGCAGCGCCAACAAAACAAACATTGCGCTAAACCGCGAAAACAGAGACTGGGAGGAAAGAATGAGCTCCACCGCCTACCAACGGGCGGTCGGAGACCTGAAAAGCGCGGGACTGAATCCAATGCTGGCCTACAGCCAGGGAGGAGCCTCAACACCAGGAAACAGCGCACCCACCGTAATACCTGAAGACGCCCTGGCAAGATCGGCAGGAACCGCCGCACAGATGGCAATGCAAAAAGCGCAAATAGAACTGGTAAAGGCGCAGACAGAGAAAACCCGCGCAGAAACACCAGGAGTAACAGCCGTATCGGCGGCCGCCGAAGAACGGCAACAAGCGGAAATCTACGAAATACGCCACCGCACACAAAACTGGGCAGCAAGCCAGGACCTCACAGACAGCCAGCGAAAGCAGCTCGAGGAACTGATGCCGACGATCATCGAAAAAGCAAAACACGAAAGGGACCTGGTCAAATCCCAGGCAAACACCGCCGGCTCAGAAGCCAGAATCCGCGCGTCACAGGTACCCTCGGCAGAAGCCGAAGCGCGCATATGGAAAGAAATGACCGGCAGCAACATCGAAATAGACAAAATCGTCAAATACATCCTACTGATCAGGAGCATCCTAAAATGAGCTACTACGCCCAAAACAAGATCAAAGCAAAAACCGTGAGCAAAAAACCCACGCTCACGGACCAGGCAAGCGCGAGAGACGCCGACATCAACGTAATCGTCGGGCAGTTCCTGACACATGGACAGGTACCAGGAACAACAAAGCAGCCCATCGTCGGAGCAGACTTCACCAAAATGCCGACCGACCTGCGGGGCTTCATAGACCTGGGCAAGAGCCTGGAGAAAAACAAAGCGCGGCTACCCGCGCAACTCAAAGGCATGACCACAGACAAGCTTCTAAGCTTGACGCCAGAAGAACTAAAAACAATACTCGCGCCGCCAGAAGAAAAGCCTAAAGAGGAAACCAAATGAAAGTATTTGCAATAAAAGACAGACTCATTGACTACTTCATGCAACCATTCGTCGCACACGACGAGAAGGGTGTCATGGCAGCAATAGCCAACGTCATTAACACGGAGCCCTACAAAGATGCAATCGCCCAAGCGCCGCACCACTTCGAAATCTGGAGACTCGGGGAAGTCGACGAAAACGGACACCTCCACACCAGCAAGGAACTCATCGCAGGATGCGAAAGCCTTATACGACCACCAGTGGACGCAGGCAGAAGCCTTGAGAGCCGAGAAATTGCTGGACAGGTCCAACGCACGCCTCAAGGCGCTAACGGCGCTGGAGGAACCTCACAACGCGTTATTGAGGACGGAGCATCGGCAGAGGTGTATCCGGGAAAGAATCCGCGGAGAACAACTCCAGGAGTACCTCCAGGAGCTTAAAGGGGGGTAAGACCCCCAAAAAGGTGACTGGTGTCACCTAGACCAGTTACATCAAGTATAGAACTGGTCTAACCTGCCTCCGACAGACTCAATTACTGCGGAGGCAGCTATATGGCAAGGCGAAACATCGGCCGCAAAAAGCACAGCCGGAAATTCACGAAGGGCCGAAACAAGAGCCGGGCGATCAACAGCCCGGCGATGATCATGCGAGGCGGATTCAGGCTGTGAAACTCTGGCGCCGATACCGTATCGAGCGCCGGAAGGCAAAATCCAAAGATCCAAACGTGAGGCACCACGCCATCGTGGAACTCAAATACCTCAGAAAACGAATGCGCCAAGCACGGCGCAAATGAGCTGTGAACACCAGCTCGAAGCCTACCGGCCCGCCCTGGGGGGGCCGGTTGTCTTCAACAAACCAACAAACGGAAGGGCGTACACGCCCATCCAACTACCGTGCGGACAATGCATCCTGTGCCGCCTCGAGCACGCCAGGCAATGGGCAGTAAGGATCACACATGAAGCGCAGCTATGGGACCAATCAAGCTTCATTACATTAACGTA